TGTAATAAGGGGAACGGAGCCACCACCACACCGCTGTCCCGACAGCGGTGTGCTTATAAGCGATTTTGCTGTTGCCTGCCTTATAATAGTCATATTGGAGCTGGCTATTTCTTTCGTAGTCATTTGCATAGTACCTGGCTCCAAACACCTCAAATTCTGCAAGAAGGAACAGATAGTCCGTGGTCACCGTAACATTTCCTGCTACATTCCCTGTTGCGTTTCCGACATTATCAGTGTACTTCGTCACCGACTTCATCACAGCCCGCAAATCAGAGGGGAGTGCAGCCATCAGGCTGTTGGCCAGCGGGCTGGTGGGAGTGTTGCTATTGCCCAACAGCGTTTTTCTCATGCTGGAGTCCTTCCACCCTCCCACATTCGTGTTGCTGTCATTCATGTGGAAATATCCAGCACCATTTACATTATTCCCGTATTGATTATCACAGAGCCCCACCATCGTACCGCTGATTTTGCCCAGCTGCCAATGGATGCGATGCGTACCTTCTTTGCCGGAATTGTGGTTGAACCCCAAAATGAATGCGTTAATAGAAAGGTTGGAGAAGGTGAAATTACCCACCGTGCCATTGATAGTAATGGCTTTGGTATCACCAGCACTCCAGTAGTTTGCACCCTCGTCGGCGTCGCTGGCTGCCTTGATCGCTGCCCAGCTGTTAGCGTTAAGCGTGGAATTGAACAGGTTCACCTGCACTGTGCAGGTCTTATTGGCTGGGGCCGTGTGGTTTGTACCCTCTGCCACTTTAACGGTGATCGTGGCGCTGCCATAGGCTTTGCCAGTTACAGTGACCGTGTTGCCGGAAACCGACACTGTGGCAACGCTGGTGCTGCTGGAGGTGGCGGTGATCACCCCGTCACCGGCCCTGGTCACGGTGATGGTGGTGGCCGAAGTGCTTTTGTTCAGGGTGATGCTGGTCTTATTCAGCGATAAGCTGCCTGCCGCCTTGCCGATTTGCCAGGCGACTGTCTTGGCCCCAGTGCCGCCGTCACTCCACTGATAGTTGCTTGTCGGGGTAAAGGTTGCATTATAGCTGCCCGCATTGGTGCCGCTGGTTGTTCCACCGATGGTCAATTTGGAACTGTCATAGTTGCTCCAAGAAGGGCTTTGTGCCGAGCCGGTATAGGTCAGGCTCCCACTTTGCGTTGGTGTTGTAGAGATTGCCGCCCGCTGGATCTGCCACGCCACGCTGCGCGCTGTGACCGTGCCGTCGCTCCACTGGTAGTTACTGGTGGGGGTAAAGGTCGCCGTATGGCTGCCTGCATTGGTGGCAGAAGTCGTTCCACCGATGGTCAGTTGAGTGCTGCTGTAGTCGGCCCAACTGGGGCTTTGCGCCGAGCCAGTATAGGTTAGGCTCCCACTCTGCGAGGGGGCCTTGGCGATGGTAGCCCGTCCTATCGTCCAGGTGACCTCTTTGGTGGTGTTGGTGCCATCGCCCCAAGTGTAGCCTTCCATCGGCGTGAAGGTGGCGGTATAACTTCCTGCATCGGTGCCGGAGGTCTGTCCACCCAGGGTTAGGGTTTCCGGGTTATAGCTATTCCAGGTCGGGCTTTGCGCCGAGCCGGTATAGGTCAAGCTGCCGTTTTGAGTGGGAACTGCATCAATGGTATGGGCCAGCTTCGTAATAGCCTCCAGTGCAGCATCCGCAGCAATCAGAGCATTGGAAGCGTCTTTCCCCGCCTGGTCTGCTACCTGTGCCGCATTGCGTGCTGCTTCCAGTGCTTCTGTAGCCTTTTCATCTGCATCTTCTGCAGCCCCAGCTGCAGCGGATACAGCCTTAGTGTTCTGGTCGGCCTGCAGCTTCACCGCATGGGTATTGGTGATCATCTGCTGCACCACGGGGTTTACAATCGTGCTGGCCCGTACCGGATCGGTGTCCTGAATCTTGCGAATGGCCCCCGCATTATACTCCGGACTTTCCGGGACTGTGTAAAACTCTTCTGCCATGGGCTGTCACCTCCAAGTCAAAATTCATCATCAAACTCGAAGGTGAAGCTGACATCTTCATCCTTCTTTTTGGGATACATAGTTTTGATAGCCACCACATCCCCATCGCTATCCACCAAAGCCGCCTCGTTGATCTCTTCGCCCACCATCGCGTCCTTGGGAATGGTCACCGCATAACGGGCGGTAGTTTCAGCCGGATAGGTCACACTCTCCACCTCATAGCGGGCAAGTTCGCTGTTGAGGGCCGTCTGTGTTTCCAAGGGTACAAGCGGCTCTCCGCTCTCATTTACACCGCCGTTTCCGAATGCCACATGGGTAATGACGGCCAGCGGCTTTTCCGGGTCGCTGGCTGCCATGCATAGTTTCCTGCGGCGTGTCTTTGTGATTACACTGTTTTCATTCATTAAAACTCCTCCTGCACGATTTGAGCATTAAATTTGCGGGAGCCATCAAATGAGGCAGTCCCATCAAAGGCATACCAGCTATCCATGGTCAAGGTGCCATTGATTTTTTCCCGGATAGGGAAGCCGGTGCGAATAGACATGGCCGGGAAAGTGATCCCGCTGAAGGACTGGTTGAACAAGATGCTGCCGTCAAAATCAGCCTCGCCGTCAAACCGCACAACCCGTTGACCTCTGGTGTTAGCAAAGCGGGAGCGTATCTTCAGGCGGTATAGAGACACCTCGACTTTGTTCTCTATTCCGATGGGCCGAAACGCCCCCACAATGTCGAATGTCAGGTGGGCCGGTTTGATTTCATCAATCTGCCGGATCAGCTCCGACAGGTCTGGAAAAACGCCTTCAAACAGCATATAAACGATGACAGTGAAGGCGTACTGGCTGAAATGCTCCACCACCGCCCCATCGCACCCCGTAACAATTGACACCATCTCCCGGATGGCCTCCACGGTGGTGGTGCCCCGCGTGTTCAGCTTTGCCAGCACCTTGGCCCGCCGCGCCTCCAGGCTCTCTGTGGTATTGACCGGAAGCTCGAACAGGCTCTCGTGCCGGGGAAGCAGGAAGGTGCTGGTGCTAATATTTAACTGCTGTTCCAGCGCAGCAATGGTACGCTGCATCTGCGTCAGCTCCGTCTGCTCGGCCTGGAGCAGATCTGCCATTTGCTCCATCGTCCGCACCCGCTTGGGGAGCATGAAGGCATCATTGATCGGCACTGATCTCCACCTCCTCCAGCGTGAAAAATTCCTCATAGTCGGATGTGAGGGAAGAAATCTCTCCATTCAGGGTATAGCTGATAATATCTGCCACTCCGGCCACGCCGAAGATGAGGTCGCCGATCCGGTAATAGCTGATACTGCTCTTCCGGTTTTCATCGCCCCGGACAGGAGCCGTATCAAAATCCTCCCGGTTTACGCTGTCAATATAGCTCTGCAGCGCCGCCTGGACATTTTGGCGGATGTCTGTGATGTTGTACCCGCTGGCCACCTTGACTGTGACCACCACGGTGGCGGCCTTGGGCGTGGCGGCCACTACCGTCACCTCCGCTCCAATCTGGCGTTCCTCCTCAATGTGGGCCTCCACATTTTCCAGAATCACTTCGTCCGGCGCACCGTACTTGTCGGAAAGGATGATCACCTTTACCTTGCCAGCTCCGCACACTTCAGCGCCCAAGCACTTGGCTCCGCCTACGCCGGACACCTGTTTCGCCCAATAAATAAAGTGATTCCGGTTCCCACTGGTGATGGGCCTCCGGATCTTCTCCAGCACTCGGCTGCGGAAGGAGTCATCTCCCTCAGCCTCCGCACCGCCGCCGAATGGCGCGGTGTTGGTAACGGAGGTCACGCCAGCAATGGCCATACGCAGGGCTGTGATGGTGCCGATGGCCACATTCCCCACGGTGCCCGCCGTCTGGCACTTAGCTCCCACTTCACAGTAGCCTTCTGCGTTGATCTGTGCCGCTGCAGTGGTTTCAAAGACCAGTGTGCCATACAAGACCTCTGTGCCCAGCGGGATGGCCGTACCCGCCTCCCCGGTAAAAAGCAGATTGCCTACCGACGCTGCGGCGGGGTTCCGGGTTTCATTGTAGTCCAGGGCCTTCCGGTCAAGGTACTCGCCCTCGGCGGTATCCAGCAGTACATGGTCGGGGATGGGCTGTACTTCCATCGCGTCCATACGGGCCATCTCTTCGGCAACAGCCTGCAGGTTATCCATGCAGAAGCCGCCCTCCAGCTTGTTGGCTGGATTTTCCAGGCTGTCCCTCATGCGCTGAAGGATGGCGTCTGTGCTGAAGTCTATCGTTGTGTCGCTCATGCCGCTCTCACCTCCTTGGCATCCCACTCAACGGTCATCGCCCCATAAATTGTGGTACAGTCAAACTCGACCTGAACCCCGCTTTCGGTGCGTGTAAATTGGAAATTGCTCAATTCTGAAATATATGGGTTTACCATCAAAGCCTCAATGATAAACCGCTTCAGCTCCGAGGTCACAATCTCCGAGTGAATGGCGCTTCCGATCAGAGTGTGGATCTCGCTTCCAAAGGCGCTGTCGTAGGCGGTATAACGAAACCGCTCTGTGGACAGCGCCTTGAAGATCCAGATCCGCAGCGCCTCGTTGCCCTCCACCAGGTAGGTGTTCCCATCCCGGAGCAACAGGCGGTTGTTTTCAAAGTCGTATGCGTACTCCCGAAACATAGGCAGTTCGCTGGCCTGCCCGCTCTCCAATACCTCCGGGCTGATAAAAGGGAAAATGCTCATGCTGGCACCACCTTTGCGATGATATAAAAAGCGACTCCTGTTTCATATACCAGCACCTCATCCCCGGCCTGGAGGGAAAGGGAGGCGCTTTTGTAGAGGTACTTGGAAATCACCTGGTCATGCGCCTTAATGGTCAGCGGACTGGCGGTGTTGACGGTTGCAAACCGCCAGCTGCCATCCGCTCCACCGGATCCGTCGCTGCGCAGGGCCTCGGCCATCTCCACCGCCCATCTTGACATATCTCTTGCCTCCTATCCTTGGGATTGGTTTTCAATCTCTTTTTCGTCCATCATATTGGAGAAGGCCAGGGTCAGGGCCATCTCATGCTTGCCGTCCGTGAAGGTGTGGGTGTCGCTTTCAATGTAGAACTTGCCGAACAGCCCAGTGGTGGTTTCCTGGACAATCAGTGCATAGCCGCTGACCGCTCGGCTGTCCCCCGGACAGCCGGTGACGCTGCCGGTCTGCTCCAGCGTCTGCAGAAGGGCCTTGGCCTCGGTCTGCGCGTCTTTTCCGTCCTCCTGCTTATAGACCGTCTGCACAACACCATATTTCTGCTGTGCGGCGGTATCCTCCACCACCCCGATCTGGTTGCCGTCCTTATCTGTGATCAGCACCCGGTCAACCATGTTCTGCAGGCTGGTCTTGTAGTTGGCCTCCGTCAGGTTATAGGAGCCGTCCAGCACCACCCCGCAGAGCGCCCCCTTTTCGATTACATAAAGCTGTGTGGCGTTTTTAATCAGGGGGATATATTTCTTGCCGTTCTTCCGGCTGGCGGCTGTGTAGGCCGCCATAATGCCGTCATACGCTTTCTTTCCCAGCCATGGCATATAAACGGGGATCCCCGTAGACGCTGCCGCGCCGAAGGGGATCCCCAAGTGGGAGCAGATCCAGCTGGTGATAGCCTCCGGGGTTTCGTTGTCAAACACCCGGTTGATGTCGGACTTCGTGACATAGAACATAAGGTCGAAGGCGGTATAGGTCACCACATTTCCACTGCCGGACTTCTCAATGTCAAAGACCGGGCCGCTGAAGAGCAGCTTCCCGTCCTCCAGGAACTGCACCTGATCGCCCTCGTTGATATTCACCTTTGGGAGGAAGCGGTCACTGTCCTTGTTGGCCACCGTGAATACCAATTTCCGGGCCACCTGCTTGCTGTCACCGCTCCAGGTGACCTTCTCGATGACCTCAGCCAGCTGCTTTCCTCCGGCGTTCAGTTCATAGCTCATGGGATCACCAGCTTCTGGCCGGGCTTGATCAGGTTGGGGTTGCTCCCTATCGTCCCCTTGTTGGCCTCATAGATTTTCGTATATTGGGAGCCATCGCCATAATATTTCTTGGCAATGTTCCACAGACAGTCCCCAGACACCACGGTGTAGCTCTTTGGGGTAGTCTGCGTATTGGGACGGTTGTTCAGCCCGTTGGTATCACTCTGCTGCTGGGTCTCCACCTGCACCGCAGGGACATTCAAAAAGCGGTACTCGGACAACTCCAGGGTGTAATACACATCCTTATCGCCTTCCCGATGCTTCTTGGTCAGCTTGTCGATGCTCATGGCCAGGTTGAAGTCACAGTCGCTGATGATAACGCGGATGGGCTGTGTGCTGGTTTTCCACTTCTCCAATAGCCGGATATACTCCATCGGTTCCCGGTCAGCATAGCGGGCCAAAGGTGATGATGGAGACGGGAAAAAACTGGACAAGGAGCCTGTTACCAGGCCCCGATGTCCGATCAGGTTCACCTCACCGATATTCAGCAGGGTGATCTTCTGGTTGTTCTGTGTCTCGGAGAACTCAAACTCCGATGGATTGATGGGGAGATTGAACATCTCCTCATGGTTGTTGTAGCTCAATTCAATGATGCGCTGCTTCAAGCGGCCACCTCCTTATGCGGGCACCGGCACCATGTTCTTCACAGCCAGTACCACTTCCTTGGCGACCTTCTCGCCGATCTTGTCAATGTCGGCCTCTTCCCGTACTACAATGGTGTCGGCCAGCTTTGCCAGGGTAACCTGGATGATTGACGCGGCTGAAGAGGAGCCTCCGCTCCTGCGGATCGGCGCATTAGCTGGGACAGGGGTGGCACTCTGCGCTGCTGTAGCTTCCCGCATCTTCTGCAAGCTGCTGGCCAGCTGCACACTCTCCTTGTTGGGCAGGATCCGTGTCCCACGGGGCAGGTCGATCAGCTCTGGCCCTTGCTCACCCACCCAGGTGGGGCCACCGCGCCAGTTGTTGGTGCCTTCCGCATTGGAGCCTGTGTCGCCTCCGCCACCACCTCCGAACCCGAACAGGCCGCCGACCTTATCTGCAATCCAGCTTAAGCCGTTCCCGATACCCTCGACAATGGGCTTCACTTTGTCCCACACACTGCTGATGACACTGGCAATGCCATTAAAGACCGTTTGCACTACATTGAAAAGGACTTTAAACACACTGATTGCAATATCGATAACTGGGGAAATGACCGACCAGGCAGTGGTCAGTATGTCAGCTACCACCGGCATCACCGTGCTGATGATCTCTTGTATCCATCCCATCTTGCTGCCGATGAAGGACAGCACGGAGCCGACCTTCTGGCCGATGCCGTCGAAGATGACCTGGAACACAGGGGCCAGGGTGGAAATGACCGTCCCGATGCCCTGCACCAGCCCGGCAATGACCGGAGCCGCCGCACTGATTACCTGGCCGATGGTGCCCACCACCGTCTGGATCACAGGCAGCACCGAGGGGATGACCGTCTGCACGGTCTGTATAATGCTGGTAATGGCAGGCATGACCGCCACACTCACCTGCTGCAGGGTGGCCTTGACAGATGCACCGAAGCTGGCCAGCTGCGGCTGCATGGCCGCAAACCCGCTCTTGAAGTCCCCGATTGCACTGAACAGGTCATCGACGATGCCGCCCATGCCGGAGGGGAGGAAGCTAACGATGCCATCCCGCAGGCTCTTGACGATCCCAGCGCCCAGGCTCTTGATTTTGGGTGCGGCAGTCTGCAGTCCGGTCTGGATGGCCTCCGGCAGGGAAGTGATGACACGGCCCACCATGGGGATGGCGTTGTCCAGCAGGAAGGTGGAGGCGGTGGAGACCAGCTCCTTCATGGAGCCGGTCACATCCCCGCCGATGGCCATATTCCCCAGCAAGTTCTGTGCGGCGGCCTTCATTGCAGAGAAAGAGCCGCTGAAGGTTGAGCTGGCCTCTTTAGCCGTTGTCCCCGTCACGCCCAGGTTTTCCTGGATGGCGTGGATGGCGTTATACACATCGGCCAGATTGTTGATGTCGTACTTAGTGCCGGTGAGCTTCTGTGCATCCGACAGGAGCCGCTGCATCTCTTCCTTGGTTCCGCCGTACCCCAACTTCAGGTTGTCCAGCATGGTATAGTTCTGCTTAGCGAAACCCTGGTAAGCGTTCTGGATGGACTCCATATCGGTGCCGAACTTGTTGGCGTTGTCCGCCATATCGATCAGGGCCATGTCCGCGACGGTGGCCGCCTTTGCGGTGTCACCGCTCAGGCTGCTGATCAGCGAAGCAGAGAAGCTGGTCACCTGCTCCATATAGGCGTTGGCGGAGAGGCCAGCTGTGCGGAATGCTGCGTCCGCATTGGCCTTTACCACACTGGCATCTTCCTTGAACAGGGTCTCCACGCCGCCGATGCTCTGTTCCAGCGCAGCCCCCTGGTTGATGGCACCGCCTACGACCACCGTGGCCGCCAGCGTCACCGGGATGGCCACCGTCTTTGCCAAGCTTGTCAGCTGGCCCTTGATCTTAGACAGCCCGGCGGTCACGCCGTCCTTCAGCTTGACCACCGGCGTGGCGATCATCTTTCCAACCGCCTTGACCTTATTACCCACCGCCTTGACCTTGTCGCTGGCCATATCCTTGATGGCCATGGCGGTGACGATTTTCTGACGCAGCGGCTCAAGTCGCTGCCGCAGCTGTTGCGCAGTCCGGTTTGCCGCTGTAGCGTCAAGCCTGGCTGTGCGTCTCTGATCCCAGGTGGACTCCAGTTCCCGGCGTGTCCGCTGCACATCACGCCGGAAGGCACTCTGCTCCTGCTTGATGCTGCGGAGCACCGCCGACATATTATCTTTAATGGAAATTGCGCCTTTGACCGCGCCCATCGGCGGCTCACCTCCTATTCAAGCGAGAACATTTTTGCCCGTTCATCCAAGGCGACCAGCATAGATGCCTGATAAAAAAATCTGGACTCAAGATCCAGATTTAAAAACTCCTCTGCCTTCCATCCCTTCTGGATGTAGTAGTGGAGCAGGTATGCATCGCCGTCCTGGGCAATTACTTTTTTAGATCTTCAACAACGGTCACCTTGCCGTTCATTGCGCCGGACAGCTCCATGATGGCCGTGGAGATCTGCGTGATCTCAGACAGGTCAAACATATTCACGATGTCCAGCGGCTCCTTCAGCTCCCGTTCCTCCGGGGGCAGCTCAGCTTCCTGTCCCATGATCTCCCTGGCCACATCCCGCAGGTTTGGCTCCACAGCAGCCAAGTAGATGCTGTATTTGTCACTGCGCTTGATGTCGCCGTTGTCCTCCAGCGTCATACACTCCATGATCTCCCCATAGTCCAGGCTGCGGATCGTCAGTTCCATATCCATGCTGGGGATGTGCAGGGTCTGCCGCTTGGGGATCTTCTTGTCCTTCAGTCGCTGCAGGGCGCGGCGGGAAAAGTCAGCCAGGGTCTTTTTCTTCTCAGTGTCCATGTTCGGTTCCTCCTCTTATGCGGAAATAGCGTCCAGGTTGACCATATCGGACGGGGTGAAGCCGCCGGTGGCCTCCTCCTCGATCAGGCCGCCCTTTTCGTAGGTGACCAGCGGCAGATCGTTGTACCAGCAGTTGTCAATGCTGTATCGTTCCTGCTGCCCGTTGGTGGCATCCGGGTCGGCCAGCTTGGTGATGATCTGGCTACGCAGGTCAACGCCCTTCTTCCAGCTCTCCAACACCTGATTGTACCGGGTGTATGCCTTCTTGATGGTCAGGGTGAACTCGCCCTTGATGCCGGTCATCTTGCTGTCCACATCAATGTCCAGCTGCACATCCTCACGGTTGGCGCTTACCTTGACCTCGATCTTGGACAGCTCGGCGATGAGTACGCCATCCACCCAAATCTCGCCCCAGGTGCCCGTCAGTGTGCGGTTGCCTCTCAATTTGCTCATGCCTTTGCCCTCCTTACATATTGCAGGTCAGCTTCATATCTTCCATCGCGTCCACAAATTTTACATTGCTGGCGATAAAGACCTTGGATCCGGTGTTCGCCTGGGCCAGGGCGGTTTCGTCCATGTCGGAGGTGTCGGTGCCCTGGCTCTGAAGGTAGATCTCCTGGGCTTCCACATCAATGGCGGCGGTGTTGTTAAAGGTTTTGTCCAGGACATCGCCCTCCAGCTCCCTGTGGTAGGCCAGAATTGCTGCCACGAAAGCCTGCTTGTTGTCGTAGTCATTGATGACCTTACCCACATAGCTGCTCTCGAAAGTATCCCGGATGTCATCCTGGTAGAGGTCAACACCCTCCATAATCTTGATCTTCGAGAATTCCTGGCCGTGCTCCGGGGTGAAGGAGGTCAGGCTGTTCACGCCGCGTCCAATCTTGTACTTCTCGCCGTCAAAGACGATGACCAGCTCCCCGTTGTCGATGCGTTCATCCGCATCCTCCGGTACATCTGCGGCGGTAATGTCGGACAGCTCGAAGTAGGTGCAGCTCCGGGCCAGGGACAGCCCCGCCAGCACGCCAGCAATGCGACAGCAGTACTCTGCGGTGGTAAAAGCGGTGGTACCCAGGGTACTGGTGATGTTGTCCGTAGTCAGATTGATAATGCCCTCATGGTCAGCTGTGCAGTTGGGCAGCACCGCCTTGAAGGTCTTATGGTGGTCATCCCGCGCCTCCTTGATCCAGGCAGACACAGTGGTTTTTTCATCGTCCGTAATTCCAGGGATCACCAAGTAGTTCCACTTCAGGTCGTTCAGCTGTTTCAGCTGCGGATTCAGGTTCTCAACCGCAGTTCCTACCTTCAACACAATGGTTTTGGAGGGAGAACCCTCATAGACCAGCTTCAGGTACTCGTAGTTGCGAGCTGTGAAGTGGGTGGGATCCACATCCAGCACGCTCTTGTAGATGTTCAGCGCCTGGCCCTCCTCGGTGTCATCCTTCAAAACGATGGCTACGATGCCTCGTGCGCTGCGCTTGATAGCGGTCACGCCCTTGGTCTTAAATTCAATGATGATCTCGGGCAAGCCCATAAAATCACTCCTTTCGGTTGGTTCGGATATTGGACTCCAGCTCCGCCATGAGCGGCGGGGCCTCCGGCTCCTCAATGCTGTCGCGGAAGGCCAGCGTGAAGGTAGCGTGGAGTACCTTATCCACAATATTGAAGGCCAGGTCGGGAATGGTCACCGCCCTGGCCTCGCCTTTGTCGGTAAATCGGAATACTGGGCGCAGCAGATCGTCCAGCTCCTGGCTGATCTGCAGGTACTCCAGATTGCTCTCGCCCTTGGTGTGGATCGCGGCGTCCACCAGGATGCTGCGGTCTGTGTAGCCCCGCCCTGCAGGCTGGTTTCCGGAGGGGATGATGTCCAGATAGATATAGTCCTCCAGCTCTGTCTGGCCTGCCTCCTGCGTCTTGTCGATCCCCTCGCCGAACACATCGAAGGCAGGCCAGCGCCCCTTCAGCAGAGCAATCAGGCTACTGCGGATGGCTTCGTAAATGGTGGTGGCCATGCTCTCCCTCCTCACAGGTCATGGGTGCTGATGAAGTCGCTGAGCCATTCCCGCAGGAAACCGGGCAGGGCCTGGTTCAGCTCCTCCAGAGACAGCTCCATCATGTGCTTGCCCGGCACGAAGCCGCGCCCACC